CATAATTTACAATTTTACTAATGTACATTTATTTAATATACACATAAGACACATCATTCTTTAGTGTACAGAGCCTCTGTCTTTTGACGTATTGACTCGCCTACCGTAAACACGGCTATCCTACAGGAGGATCAAGATCTGTGAGTTTTCTCTACAGTGGTATGAGTAGAGGAACTCACAAACCACAGCAAGTAACTACCCCACAGAGAAATCTTCAACTTAACGTGCACGTATCTGCGCACGCTGGGACATAAACAAGGCCCAGTCTAGTATACAATTTAATTTACAATATAATTTACAATATAATATACAATAACAGATATGGAGCACTTAGTTAACTCCAGGGAAATATGCATCCTTGAGCGCAGAGCACATGCGACTACAAGACAAAGGTTGAATGGTATTCCAAGGAAGAATAAACCTTTCATCTCCATCTTGAGAAGCAAGAACAATACGCTCACATTTAGCACAGAATTCCGAGTAAAATTCTTCTCCATGCAAATAAGCTTCACGAGCTTGTGACTCGAAATTGGCTTGAAATTGCTCAGGGAAGGTAAGAGGGGTGTTCTTGGATTTAGTCCACCAATAGAACTTCTTACTCAAGGATTCTTCTTCCAAAGGGGCAACAATAGATTCCAATTGTGGGTGATAACGAAATGATCGTTTCAAGAATGAAACTTCTTCAATAGTTTGATAAGGAACCGAATCAGCTCCTTTATCAGCCATTGTGTACTTAATACCCCAAGAGGCAAACACTGCTTGAATAGTAGTATGATTAAACATAGGAATCTCATCAGAAACTCCCATAGCATTATCATCACCATAAGTAGCATCTTTGACAAATCTCCCAAACTTGGGATCTTTAATCTCAGGGTAATGTTCATCCATGATAGTGAAGAAAGCCATTCGTAACAATAATGAGTTAATAATAGAATTCATCTCAACTGTTAATGGTTGACCCGAAGGTTGACCATTGCAGAATTGAAGAAGATTACCTTCCCAAATCATCACAGGACTCACGACAGAGGATAATAAACCTCTCAAATATTCCAAATCGGAACTGGATGCGCCGTTTTCACGGTACAACTGCACTATACAAGCTGCAGCTTTTTCCAATAAGGATTTAGGTAATTGAGTATCATATCCACTGAAATCTCCACAAACAAATTTGGTGTAAGCACCACCATTTGTCAAGTGATCATGAAGTTCCTCCCACTCAGCAGATTGAGCAGCCAGACCAACAAAGCATCCAGAAATCTTACTATTTCTCAAGACATGCTTAATCGGAATGATCCCTCTTGTAGCTGCAATGAAATAGGACATATCATTGCCATAAACAGATCGCGTCTTTTCATACGCTTTCTCCAATGGAAGAACTTCATTCGTTTTAGAAGCTCTGACGAAAGGATCAAAAGTTCCTTCACCAGCTCTCCATTTGGCTTCAAGAGCCAAGATATCCTCCTCAACATAATCAGCCAATATACGTGGAACAATAGGCATTCCCAAAGAATCAATCATCATATGTTTCTTCTTGGTACCGCCATAACACACTCCCGAAGAAGTGTTATTATTCATACCACGTACAATACCTGTTCCATCACCATCTAATGCTTCTTGAAGAGATCGAACACTGAAAAATCCAGGGTCCGCCTTTTCCAAAGACGCAGCATAAGATGATACAGAAACACCAGAAGCATTAGTTGCATACATCCAATCATCCATAGCACGATCCATCAAAGCGATGGGTGCTTGCATTTTCGGGGTATTAAACTTAGCTAGAGTAGTATTAATCTGCTTAGAACCGTTCACGAACTTGGGAGGACGAGACGAGAGAGGACCAAACTCGGCTTCAACTTGCTTATTGCCATTACGGAAATAGTAGTCTTCAGCTCGAGGTTTATAAATAGATCCCCCAACATCAAGTACAGTACCAAGTGATACAATGGGAGTAGTATCGACCTCAAGGGTCTCTTGAACGTATTGAGTAGGTTGGTCAACAATACTAAGATCACGAAGATTGCGCTTCAACACAGGTTGAGGAGGTGTTGATGCAACAAATATTGATGCTTCGTTTTTCAAAATAGCATTCGCCTTGTGAATAGTCGAACGATCGACGGCAAGACAATAAAATTTATTAGATCCTGTACCAGCAATGTGAATACCGATAATAGCATTATTGTAAATCAGAGGCTGTCCACAATCTCCATCAGAAGAGGAGTGGCTCTGAGTTTCACATTCATAAACCAATTGAGTCTCAAATCCTGCATTGGTCTGATAACGAATAGGTTTAGGTAAAAGACGAGCTCTCACCTGGATTAATTCGAAAGATCCAGTATCACAATTTTTGTGAACATATACACATCCAGCCTGAGTAGGGATAGTATCAACTTCAGCAAAATACTTCGTGAAATCTTTACCTGGAGGTGCATTTGGTAAATGAACAAGGGATGCGTCAAGCACTTTCTTGGTCAAAATCCCGTGTTTAGTCAAATCAGAGACGTGAGTACGGGGAACATCAATATTTTGGTATGATGCGCCCTGAACTCCAGATATCTGTAATTCAACTGACATAAGATCAGTAGACGGTAAGGCGTGACGAGGAATTAGCCTCTCAGATCCCATCGGTAAGGTCTTTACTTTAGTCATAACTCCATCCTTAGATGTAATTGTAACCTGAGCAATTCCTTTACCAATTTCCTGAAGGGCTTGTGACGGTGTCATAGTACGAGCTTCGTGTGCTGGACGAGGCTTAGTAATATAATGCCCAATAGCATCAGAATTAGACTTCTCCTTCGGTTTAGTGAAAGAGACTTCCAAGACTTCATCAGATTCTTCAATATTAACACTTTTATCCTCACTTTTTGCAAATACTTTCGCAGCAAAGATTGAAGTGCTGAATATACTACCGAGAATGAGCATACTTCCCATGACAGTCATGGCGTACATAGTGCATCTCGTACGATAATATTCGGAGATGGCATTTCTGTTACGAATGTTCCTTTCTACCATTTCCTCTTTAGCAGAGCAAATATGGCGATATTCAAACCACACAAATAATCCTAATACAACAAATATACCTCCTGGGAGGAAACCTGCAATAATACAAAGGATCAAAAACGTGTAACGATAAGGATACAATATGGAGAAACGATGTTTGGCATAAGCTAACATGTTACAATAGAACATGAATAGAGATACTTTAGCAGCAAATGAGCTGGTGAAATCTATTACTTTGCTATCCATACTGAGGAAACATTCAGTCGGAGATGGACAACTTCGCTCAAAAAAGAGAGTTCGAAGCCGCGATGTCGCGAGCTT